CTATATCAAATACTTGAGCAGTGCTGTAATCAGTTCCATCTCCTCGAGCAACATCAGCACTAACCAAGTATTTTTTAGCATAATCTGGATATCCCCATATCCATAAGTTTCTATCAAACCCACTCTTCTCATTTGGCTCACAACACATATTATCTTTATACCAACCCAAGATAAGAGGATCAACAACTGAACGACCAGAACTTAAAAAGTCAGCATCACATTCTTGAGCAGCTTTACTAGGTCCTAATATCTTATTTTGTTCATCTCTCCAACTCTGGTCTCTTTCAGGATGTTGTGACCAATGAAGTTTAATTGTATTAAATTTATTTGTTCCATCTTTAGCATCCATCCAAGTCTTGTGAAACCAATTACCCACACCATTAGGTGTTGATATACCGATACAACGACCACCGGTAGCTAATGTCTGTTGAGCGGCAGTCCAGATAATATCAATCTTGTCAATGAAAGCAGCCTCATCAAGTATCAGTAGGGATAGAGCTTCAGAACGACCAGCAGATTCATTAGAAGCAATAGCTTTTATCTGACTTCCGTTCTTAAATATAAGTGAAAGTTTGTTGTTTTCCACAATAGCAGTTTTCAACCAATTAGGTAAACCTTCGTACATAATACGAACTTTTGTTACCAAGTTTTTTGCTGTATCTTTGGATGTAGCAATACATAGGATGTTTTTATCATTATGAAACAACATCATCCATAGAGCATAAGCAGCACTTAGGGTTGATATACCTAACTGACGAGATTTTAGTACAACATTATAGTCGTGTTTTTCAAACTCATCCAATACATCATACTGATAAGGATATAGTTTAAACTTTATCTTACCTCGTTGTGGATGTTGGATAGTACAAAACTCATTAATAAAGTATGATGGACTTTGAGCACACTTTACATAGTTTTGTTTTATCGCTTGTTTTAAGTTACTCATATCTTATTTAAACCTTGTTCGTGGTTTCCAATAGCTTTTGCTACTGTTTCATCAAATGGACTATCTGCTTTTTTTACACCATTCATTTCAGACTCGTATTCGGCAAGAACAGCTTCCCATCGTTTTTCTTCTTGTTCTCTAACCCAATCTTTCCATTTAGTAGTTTCGTTTATTCTATCTTCTCTTTTTAATTTCATCTCAAAATCTATTTGACAATACTTACATTTTTTAAATCTATTATAAGTTTGTTGGTCAATTGTTTTAAGGATTAGTTTTTCACAATCATCACATTTATCAAATCCCTTTGGTGGAATCTTAGTGATTTGCTGTCTCTTACCATCTACTTTAGTAAATTTTCTACCACTTGCTTCTTCCCAAATCTCACCCTCTTTTCTCATGTGGATGGTTTTTCCTGTATATCCAACACCAGGAGTTCTTTTACCACCAACACCAGCTATTAACTTTTTTACTTTTTCTATATTCTTACCCATATTATAACCTCTATTTTAAAAAAACATTAATCCTGTTATTTGATTAACCGGAGCAAAAGCACCTGTAAATTTGTAGGTGTTTCCCTTGTACTTAAAAACTATACCTTCTGTTGGGACAATAGCATCAAATCCACCGATAGCATTTAATCTATCAAGTTGTACCTTTAATCTATTTAATTTCTTTATATCACCGCCACTTCGTATAGCTTTTATAGCTCCTTGTACTTTCTTTCTCATGTTTTGAACTGATTTTGCCGGATTGATAGCCATCCAACCATCCATGTTTTTTAATATCGTAGCACCAACATCAAAAAATAATGTTTCAAATGGTTTCATATTTTCCTTAACCATTTTAGCGTGGTCATTTTTATCAGTAGATAATACCCATTCTAAAAACTTAGGATATTCTTTTAATTGTTTTTTCATCTGTGGAATCTTATATGATTTATCAAAGAAAGCCCATCTCTTTGTTAACTTAACTAAAATCTCATTTGTTATCTTTGGATAGCCGGTCTGTTTAGCACCATTTAAAATCCACTCTTGCCAATACATCTGATGATACATAGATAGTGTATCGTTATCTTTTAAAGCATATTGTGATTGTAGTTTATTTAACCTACCTAAAAATTTATCCTTTAGTTTACCAAAGTCTTGATGCTTAGGTACATCCATAAAATGTGGTTTTTTAATCTTGTAATGTTTCTGTATGTTTTGATTGACTTGTTTTATCATACCAGCTAACATTCTAGCACTATCTTTTGCTTGTCCAATCACCCTTGCATTATCATCATATTCCATTGTCCCATGAAACATTAATTCTGTTATATCATAGTTAACAACATTCTCACTAGCAGGCCACATTACTTCTAAACTCATCCATTTAGAACCCTCACCGAATATTTTGTTTTGTTGTTTATCACTTAAAGCACCTATTGCTTTACTTAAATCTCTTACTGCATAAACAAAAGCATCTCTGATATCACCTCTTCCTTTAAATTTACTTTCCACATCTTTTATACTTAAAGCAGTTTTACCTTTGTTTTTTATATGTCCTTTATTACGAGCAGAAATTAACTTACCATCTTTCCAACTTATCATTAAGTTTTGACCATCAGTTTTTTCTGTAACATTATCTTCACGATTTAATTGACCACCTAAACCTAATGTTATTATATTTTTTAAATCCTTAAAAGTTAAATCCTTGTCATCAAATGGATGACTCATATGTCCGTAGGCTCCGCCCATTAATAATAACTCCTTTCCGTTTCTTTCTAAATTACTTGTAAGTGAATAAACCTCTTTTACAATATCATATTCATCGTGTTGTTCGTTTCCTCTATCCTGTTCTGTATCAGTTGGTTCTTCTTTTTCTAATTGGTCTAATGTATTTTTACTATGTTTAAGAACTGATGCCCTTGATTTTTTAAGTTTATCTGTATATTCATAATCTTGATTTTTTAAAATCATATCAATATGGTCTAACCAATGATTCCACATTTCACTTCCAACTAAATCTAAATCATTAGCAGCACTTGGAGAAGCTGCTCCAGCAGGTCCATATGATACTGAACCTATTGGACCATTTGGATATTTTGGAATATCAAACTCTTGACCATAATAGTTTTCATCATCAATTAAATTCTTAGCAATCTCCCAACCCAATCTACCAGCTTCCTTCTCACCCCTAAGTAAGTAAGATTTTAAACTTGATATGAAACCAGGACCATCATCTACCCCATCAGCTTGAGTACCTGTGCTTTCTAATAAACCACGATAAACCTCATATAGTTTTTTAAACTTATTGGTCATCATATTATACACACCTTTGTCGTAATATCCAAATGTTTTTTTGAAAAACTTTACTTTTTCTTTATCATCCACCTTTGGATTGCCTAACATATCTCGTGTTTTAGTTCCACTTATGTTTCCGACTTGTGGAGCAGTTATAATGTATCCGTGTTCATCAAACCCTTTCATATCTTTAGTATAAGGTTTAAAATATTTACCACCTAATCTACCAGCATCCTTTCCCCCAACAACATAAACTACTGCTGTAGTTTCAGGATCAAATTTGTTTAATAAGTTTTTTGCTACATATGGTGACTTTTCCATAACGATACGATTCTTTGGAATACCAACCTTTACCATATGTCTAACTTTTTCTTTAAAGTTCATAGGATGTCTTGGTGGTTTTTTTAAATCTGATGTGGTTATGTAAGCTTCATCAACTTGTTTCTTTAACCAATTATATGTAGCAAGATGGCCTGAATGGAATGGTTGAAATCTTCCACCGAATACACCAACAACTTTCTTAATGTTTTTTTCTTCTTTCAAATTAGATGCACTATCCCCATTATCAACATTAGAATATACAACACTTTCTCCATGTAAGTCAAGCGTTTTATTTATTTCTTTTATTCCTCTACCACCCCTATCAAATTTAGTAAATTTTTGTAGCTTACCAAAATGTTTTTCTTTACTCATCTTATCTTGTTTAGTCCATTTCATTTTATCAAAGACTTTCATTCTCATATGCTGTTTAACTATGTAATGAATGGTATCAACATCTCCACCCATTGATTTTATCCAAGTAGCATATTTCTTTACCAAAACAGCAGAAACTTTCTCGTGTCCATAATGAGTCCAAAAACCCTTTTTCGGATGTAGTTTAGCAGTAGAGTCTTTTCCTATATCGTGGAATAATGCTGATAAAGCAAAGTCTATATCACCGGTTTTTAATGCTCTGTTGGTTACAGCGATGGTATGTTTTAAAACATTACCTTCTGGATGAGCATCTCTTCGTTGGTCATAGTTTTTAAGATTATAAACTCTCTTTTTTAAAGCACTAGGAAGAGCATCATAGATGTCCCTAAATTTTTTAGGTTTAGGTCTAACTGCTATCTCATCTACTTTTTTATAACCACTACCATAAGGAACTGAGGTGTGTCCTTTCTTCTTCATCTTTTTTATCTTAGAAAGTTTAGAACCACCCTTTATAGTTCCATCGCCAGCAACTATACCCATCTCATCAATGACGGGTTTGGTTATTTCTTCTATTAGTTTTTTTAAGCTCATAAGTTTTGGTGTTCTTCTACATCTATAAATATATAGATTTAAAAAGAACTATACTTCTAATCCTCGTCTAAACCAACCAAAGTAAAATCTTTCTAAATCTGGTTTACGAGTTACCAAATCGGCATAGTATTTAATTCTATATGCCCTAACCCTTTGTAACTCAACACCATCCATAGCAGATATCGTCTTAGGTCCCATTCCACCATCTACTTTAAGTCCAGCACCTTTAGCGTTAGCAGCCTGTTGTAAAATCTTAACAGCTCTTCCTCTACCTTGATTCACACACATATCAAAGTAAATATGTCTTAGGTCTTCTGAAAGAGATTCTACCTTATTCTTATCCCAATATACTTCCTTGTATATTTCTTTAGCACCATCTTTTGTAAGGTTTTTTATATCCACATCAGGATGACTTCTCTTGGCTATGCCAAAATTAGTTTCTCCACCAGGATCTTTCGGGTCATTAACGTATCCACCTTCGTGGTGTAATACTACTTCTATTATATCATCAAATTTAGTTAGCATATGTAACTCCTATTGTTTTTATTTATTAAAGTCCAAATCTACTTTTATGTGCATTAAAATTTTGTAATACTTCGTCTGCTGTTAGTGCTTTATTATATATACTAAAACTATATAATTTTCCACGAAACCTTTGGCCACCATCATAAACATTATTTAAAAGTCCAGGTGCTCCTAAGAATAAAAAATCTACAGCGGATAAATCATCTACCCATCTTGTTGAAGAAATGTCAGCATGTTCAACACCATTAATATATACTTTTCCGGTACTTGACCAAGTAAAATGATAATCAGTTGAATGAGATAATGCATCACCATAATCTGTCCCAGCACTACCAGCGGCTGAATAAAGTCCAAAATGTAGTTTAGAGGTCCCATAATTTATATAGACACCATATTTGTTATTATTCCAATCTGTAGATAATTTTCCTAATGAAAATACACAATCATATTGATTACTACCATCAGCTTCATCAAAATTAAACCAAAAACCTATTGAGCCAGTAGAATCATCTTCTATTGTAGAAGCAATATTATTACAAATAACATAATCACTAGTAAATACAAAATGACCATTAGAATCAAATACAGCATTAGTGATACTACCACTATTATTACCAACTACACTATTCCAATCCGTTCCACTTCTAGGATAACTATCTATATCTAAAGCATCTAGACAAAATACTAATCCATCAGTTACTATTGGTTTTACTGAACCTACACTATTAGCCATTTTGATTCCTCAATTTATCAATTTCTTTTTGTTGTTCTTCAACTTTTTTTGTTAGTTCTTGAACAGCTTTTATCAAAGGTGTAATCAATTCTGTTTCACCCAATTCTTGCATTCCATCTGGATTTTCTTTCCATACAGGAAACTCAGAGTGTCCTACCGAATCCATAGCTTCTTTAACCTCTTGTGCTACAAACCCATAATGTTTTCTGTTTGGATTTTTTCTTTCCGTTACTTCAGCATCATATCCATCAAACTCTGTTGGGTATTCACTTGGAGCTTTTTTCTTAAATGTTCTTGTTTTTAGTTTGTTAATAAACTCTAAACCTAAACTATTATCCTCAATATCTTTTTTAATTCTTTTATCGGAAGAGTGTGTCCAAGTAGCATTTTCACCAAAATCATTTGTGATATGGTCTGTATTAAGACCTATTCTGATAGTTTCAGTTCCAGCACCAACAAGAGATTGTCCAATAATTAATTCATCTGTAACATCTTCGGCCGATACATCAGAGCTGTATCCTAATACCAAATTATGATTTCCTGTTTGAATAGCATCCCCAGCATATTGACCTACACAAATATTACGTCTGCCTGTGCTAATAAGTCTTCCTGCTGCTCTGCCAATCGCAACATTGTATTCCCCCTCGTTACTACCGACACCATCAACATGATAAAGGGCTTCGTATCCAATAGCTACATTGTATTGCCCACCTTCACTACCATACATAGAGTTAACTCCAAGAGCAACATTATAGTCACCAGCATCATCCGTTCCTACATCACAATTCATAGCTCTACTACCCATAGCAATATTATTTGAACCCGATGTGGCGTCTTGCATAGCATTTGGTCCAAGTACTATATTTCCATTACCTTCTTCCATTTCTTGAAAAGCACCACCACCTATAGCAACATTACTATCAATTGCTTTTTCATCAGTTCCTAAACTCAGTCCAGCACTACTGCCTATAATAACATTAGCAGATGCATTCTGTAAATTTCTAGCCGCCTGATATCCTATAACAACATTTTGATCGGTTGAAAGCGAAGCAGCTCCACCCTCATTATTAGCTTGGTACATAGCATGTTTTCCAATTGCTATATTATATGATCCTGTTTCTACAGTTTCCATAGCTTGGGTGCCGATTGCTATATTATCATCTCCCTTTTCTAAATGGTCTAAAGACATTTGCCCTATAGCAATATTATTATCTAAATCTTCTCCATTAGCACCTGCATCACTAAAAGCTGAATTTCCTATACCAATATTATTAGCTCCCGATTTCATCTGTCCAATTGCATTACTACCTATAGCTATGTTTGTTGTAAAAATATTTGAAGCAACTCCTTCTGAACCGTTAAGAGCATAACTTCCTATGGCAATATTCTGAGAGCCTGAGTCGGAAGCATTAAATGCATTTGGACCTAATGCTATGTTTTCATCGCCGTCTTTGAAATTAAGACCTGCTTGAAATCCCAAGAATGTATTTTTATCAGAGCCATCCCCTAACCTATACCCAGCTTTATAACCAAGAGCAACCGTGTAATCACAGTTTGTTGCTTGGTATCCTGCTTGGTAACCAACAAAAAAGTTATGGTCACCACCGTTAAAATTTGTACTATCACCTGACATGGCGTAACCACCAAAAGCAATATTGTTAGTACCAAAGTCTCTTGTACCTGTTCCAGCGTTATTAAAACCAGCTCTATATCCTACTACAAAATTATTAGATCCTGTACGATAATTACTTAAAGCATTAGTACCAAGTACTACGTTATTACCACCTTTTCTAAAGTATTTTGCAACTGCATCACCTATAAATACATTTTTTTGATAAGCAGTATTACTATTTGAGTTATTATCACCGCCGCTGTAAGCAGTTTGCACACCCATTATGATATTATTTGAACCTGATGTTAGGAAAAAACCAGCTTCCTTACCTATAATAATACTACCTTGTTGTTTTGTACCCCTACCAGCACTTCTACCTATAATTACAGTATCGGTTGCAGCTCTACCTATCCCCCCAGCAGCAGCACCAACCATCACATTATTTTTACCTAAAGCAGTTGTTGGATTATTTATTTGACCTCCAGCACCCGCTCCAATATATGTATTACTTTGACCGGTGGTATTACTAGCTCCTGCTCCTTGACCGATAAAAGTGTTTTCAGCACCGGTTGTTGTAGATTGTCCCGCTTGAGATCCAACTGCTGTATTACTATCAGCCTGGTTAACCCTTAATGTATAATACCCAATAGCAACATTACTAGCTTGATCTCCGTTTCCATCACTACCCTTCATAGCCTCATTACCAACCACCGTATTTTGGTCACCGGTTGTTATGTATTGACCGGAATCCGCTCCGATAATTACATTTCTTCTACTTGTAGTTAAACCACCATCTATTTGAGCAGAAAAAGTATTACTATCACCTATTATAATATTATCAGAACCACCTACTCCTGTTTGTATTATTTTATCCGTAAATGTAGGAGCTGCAGCTGGTATATCAGTTAATCCAGCAGCAGAACCTTCAAACCTACCGAATGATGCAGTTGATACTGCTGAACCACTTACATTTCCTGTATGAACTTGAGCACCTATATCTTGACTTAGGTATATATCAGTTATACTTGCATTTCCAATGGTTACGGAATTACTTCCTTTACCGGTTGCATTGTAACCGAAAACATTTTCGTTTTCATTTCCATCAGCACTGGCTTGGGTTCTATGTCCTATAAGAACACTATTGGTATTAGATTGAAATGTATTACTAAATCTAGCAGCATTTGCTCCAATTACCACATTTTGACTTCCATCTTCAAGATCATTTCCCGCATACTCACCGATTAAAACATTCTCTCTATTTGTTGCTTGGTATCCTGCATTATCACCTATAACAACATTAGCGTGAAAACTAGAGCCATTAGCATTGTAACCAGCATTACTTCCTATTACTATATTTCCAGAACCAATCACATCATTTTCTTGAAATAAAGTTCTATAACCAATCGTAATATTATTTGAACCTGTTATAATAGCTCTCTGTGATTCTCTACCAATTGCTATGTTATGATTACCAGTTTCTAGTTGTTGTAATGTTGAAGTCCCAATAGCAATCGTATAATCTAATGTCTTACCATCCTGTCCAGCATCTCCCATAGCTTGATATCCAATAGCTACATTACTATCTCCATCGATATGATCTTTAAGTGCCTGATCTCCAATTGCAACATTATTAGAACCGATTATGTTTTTAAGAGCATTATCTCCTACTGCAACATTAAATGTAGCATCACCGGCACTTTCCATAGCTGATAATCCAATGGCAATATTGTTATTAGGAGTCTCACCGGCGCTGTTGCCCATATTTTGACCAGCTTGATAACCAATTAATATATTTGCAGAACCGGAATATGAAAGGGCTCCTGCATTAAATCCAATCAAAACCGAATTACTTGGACTAATTGCTTGACTACCAGCTCCTGGTCCAATCATCACAAACCTAGAAGCGTTTGTTTTAACTTGTGATCCAGCTGATGAACCAATAGCAACAAAGTTATTATGGTCTCCTGTAGCAGTATCGGTTGCTCCACCTGCCTTGTATCCTATTGCAACAGCGTAATCACCCGTTGTTAATTTTGAAGCAGCAGCTGCTCCGATTATAACACTTCGGACAGTTCCAGTATTATCAGGAGCTCCACCTGCATCACCTCCGATAAAAATGTTTTGAGCTCCGCTTCCAACCCCACCTTGTGTTATCAATCCATTTACATGTAATGTTCCATTAGAACTTGATATTACCCCAGCAGGAAGATCAACTGGTACATTTGTTAATTGACTTCCATCTCCAACAAAATTTGTTGCAATAACCCTTCCAAACGAACCACTCTTAACATTTAAGAATTGGGTTGCAAGTCTTCGTCCTTGCATTCTTCCAAAAGAACCTGTTTGTGCTAAACTACTTGATACACTTCCTCTTAATGGCATTATTTAATCTCCTGTAACATAAACTTATATTTTTTTCCGTTCTTTCTGTTTAATAAATATAACTCTTCCTCACCTTCCTGTATTGTCCAAGAGCCTGTTGTTCCATCTACCTCGTTACCTTTTTCCTTTCCTTCATTGGATAACTGTAAATCTGTTGTAAAAATATTTTGAAATCTTAAATTACTAGCACCTAAATCCACACTATCATCAA